TACAACGATTGGGTGCTCAACAAGCTGACTTATTAAACCCATTAAGATTAATGGATTTAAGTCAAAACAATCCTGAAGAAATGTTAAAAGTTTTGGCGGACGACGTTCAACGATATGTTCAACAAGCTGAAGATGGTCAATTTAAGATTAGTGATTATGGTCGTCGTGTTATGCGTGAATATTCTAATGCTACTGGGGTTAATTATGAACAATTAATAAAAATGGCTAAGTCTACCGCGGAAATTCAAGATAAGATGGGTAAAATTTCATTCCCTACTAAATTCAATTTATCGGAGGAACAACAGAAGATGATTGCTAGTATGGCTGAAATGAAGGGGGGTGAATATGTTATTTCAATGACTGATGAAAAAACCGGTGAAAAAGTTGAAAAAGCGGTAACTAGATTAAGTGAAACTGATATTGAACGTTTAGCGAATCCCCAAGCTCCAAAAACAATGGAAGAATTAGCTAAAGACCAATTAGATCTTTTAAAGAAAATTGAAGTATCATCTAGAGCTCCTGCTAGTAGGACTGGTTATGCGGTTGCTGGCATGGGAGGTGTTGATAAGTTCATTGGTGAATTAAGGGGTGTTAGTACTAGATTAACAAATGTATTTAATGTTAAAGAATTATCGGTTAAAGATGTTAGGAAGGAATTAACTACCGATTTTGGTTTAATAGGTGATGGTCTTAAAAAATTATATAAGGGTGACACAACTGGTTCATTAGAAAAATTTGGTCAAGGTATTGATGGGTTAACAAAATATATGAATAAAGCGATGTTAGCTGCTGAGGAGGAAGGTAGAAAACAATTTAAGGGTACTCCAACTGGGAATATTATTGAAAAGGTTGGAGAATATAGTGATAAAAATCTAGGTACTGGAGGTATTAAAATTGAAAACAAAGGTGAAACACTAAAAGTACCAGTTAAAGATTTTATTCTTCAAACCCATCCACAAGATACAATTATCGCTGGTGGAACTAGTCTAACAGAAAATAGAAATACAACAATTAACGAAAATAAAAATACATCGGATATTAACTTAAATATAAAAATTGATGCGGATAGTAGGGTTGATAAAGACCAAATAATTGCTTCAGTAAAAGACGCTTTACGAAATACTGGTGTTATTCAAGAATTAAATAAGACGATGGGTCAGGTTGGTAACAATTATAATTTAACAACTTGAAAATAATAAATTAAGCTATTTATAAATAAACTAATAGAATGCCAAACAGTACTTTATCTTTTACATCGTCAAGTGATTTTAGAAATAAGTTAATGGGTAAAAATTTACCTAAATATACTGTACCTGGTGGTTATACCCCACCCAATGGTCCGACAGTGTATGAAGTACCTATTAACGATTATAGTGTTAAAGACACTCCGGATAAGATATCATTTATCCCATCACAAGAATATAGAGATAAGTTAACTGGAAAAAATTTATCACCATATACGGTATTGGGTGCGTTTTCACCTCCAGGTGGACCGACTAATTATCCGACAATATTAAGCAATTATAGTGTTAAGGATTCAATATCATTTGATGATGTTGTATATCGTAAATACTTAAATTCGTTATATCCTTTAAATGGGTTTGGACCAAATGGTGGTTATACTTTTGGTATAACGTATAATGGTGTACCATATACTTTAACACCTAATCAAGGGGAGTATGACGCGAGTGATGCTAAATTGCCAGAAAAAAGTAAAAAGATATTAGAAACTTTTTATGTTATCAATAGTTTTAACCCATATGGTGGTTATAACTACTTGTATAGTGTTGATGTTAAAATAAAAGACCCATTATATCATGTACCATATCATGATAATTTTGTACCTGGTGTTTACACACCATACCAAATATTTTTTTCACCAACACCTACTGGTATTAGTACGGATTCATATTTGGCTAAACTTGGTGCTCAAACATTACATCAAACGTTTAAAGATCGTATTGATTTTGAACAACAGAAAAATACTATCGGTAAATTATCATTAGCGTCATTACAAGATCCTTTTGATATTAGTTTAATTTTATCGGGTAAACAACCTTTAATTGCTAGAAATTGGAAAATCACTGTTCCAGAGAATCCTATCTTAGCCGCTGGTGATTTTGCAACAAGAATTGCTGGAGCGTATTGGCCGGTATCATTTATTCCTGGTGATTATTTTGATGAAAATACAAATAATGGGGTACAAACATCCCAAACATCTAAAGCATTGGATGTTGCTAATAATTTAACTGGTGGGTTTTTAGGTCCAATATTGAATAAGACAAGAAACCCTTCTCAATTATTTTTGGGGAATACTGGTAATGGTCAAAAATCTGCGTTATTTAACAATATTAATTATAATAGATATCAACCTGCGTATAACAAGGGTATTATTCAATCTGTTATTGAATCGGTATCTAATTTCATAAACCCTAACAATGGTGCACTTGAGGGAGGTTATTATGTTGGTACTCCGAATACTGAGCCTTCAACGATAACATCACCAGCGAATGAAATACCAACAAACCCATATGGTCAACAAGTGCCGATGAATGTTTATGGTCCATCCGTTATGGGTAAATTGTTTGAGGGGAATGAAGAAAAGATTAAGTTTGGTTTTGGTGCTAACCCAATGGGGCAAGGTGGTGGAATTGATGGGGAGTTTAGTTGGACTTCAACGAAGGGTAAAGATGGTTCGGGGTATAAAGCTAAACCGGGGGGTGATAAAGGTAGTTTAGATGGTGATTTTAACCAGATACAGAGTGTTATCAACCAAAATCAATCAACAAATATTGAGTTCAAGAAGAATTCAATCTTGGATAATACACAACGAATTGTTGAGTCAGCGGATAATGTTGCTGGTGAAAAGAAATTAAGACACGTAGGTACGGCGATTAATCAAGTTAGTAAAGTTTTTAACGATGGTTATCGTGAATTAACAAAAGGTTCAAGGGTTATATCATATAAAGATGATACTAATGGTACTGAGGCTGGTATTGAATATTGTCGTGTGTTTACAAAAGATACACCATATTATACATATAATGATTTACAGAAGGGTGATGGTATTACTACTGAAGGTAGAAGATTTACGAATTCAGTATTAGATAATACGTATAACTTAAATATTGCACCATTAAAAAACCCTGGGTCAACAAATATTGTTCAAAACACGAATGGTGATTTTTACGCTAAAAAGTATATGTTTTCCATTGAGAATTTGGCATGGAGGACTTCATCAAGACCTGGTTATACATATGATGAACTACCTGTTTGTGAAAAAGGTCCAAATGGTGGTAGGGTAATGTGGTTCCCCCCATATAACCTTAAATTTTCTGATTCAAGTAACGCGGATTTTCCTGGGACAACATTTATTGGTCGTCCTGAACCGATATATACATATAAAAACACGTCAAGGAGTGGTACATTAAGTTGGACTATTATTGTTGATTCACCTTCAGTTATGAACCGAATTGTGGATGAACAATTGAAGGGTATTGATGATAAGAAGAAGGATTCAATTTTGAATTCATTTTTTGCGGGGTGTACTAAATTTGATATATATGAATTGGCGAAGAAATATACTAATTTTTCGGTTAATGAATTATACGATATACAAGAAATATTAAACAATCCTAGGTTAACTAGTCAGGAACGAGTTGGTGTTATTCAGAATATATCTAAAGACAATACTGGTCAATCATCATCGGATGATGGTACTAATAAACAGAGTGGTACACCGGTTGCTCCGGTTGATTTTAGTATGTTTAATAACAAATATTTTTATTTTGAGAATGATTATCCGGATCCAAAAACTTTATCAACAACTTCATCAACATCATTTGAAAATTTGATAAATACTTATATATCTGACTCTAATCAAACAAAATATGTTGATAGAGCAAATAGTGTTAAGTTTGTTGATGAATCAAATAAAAATGTTAAATCATTTTTTGATAATTATATTATCCCATCATATGATTCATTAATTAAGGGTGAAGTTAATTTAATTTCACAATTATTTAAGGCGATGGAACAAAACAACACGGTTACGATAACATTAACCGGTTCGGCTTCGGCAGTTGCTAAAAATAACTATAATATTAATTTATCAACTAGAAGGATTGATTCGGTTAAAAAATTCTTGAACAATTATCAAGTTGGGGGAAAAACATTAAAAGAATATATTGATAACAAAAAAATAACCATTGTTGAAAAAGCGGAGGGTGAAGATATTACAATTGCTAGTTCGGGTAATACCGGTGATAATAATGCGGTTAATTGTACTAAAGATATTGAGGTATATTACAATGGTAAAATATATAATAGAAAAAACATACCAAATAACGCGGTACGTTCGTTATTAAATATTGCGGATGTTTATTCCGTGGATGCGATGGCTTGTAGACGTGTTAGATTGGAAGTTACACCTTTTCCGCCTAAAGTTGAAAAAATAGTTGAAGATCCAATTGAACAATTAACAACGACAATACCACCAAAACCTCAACCAACAGTTGATGTTAGTGAACAGATTAGAAAAGGTATAAGTAAAAAGATTATTCGCAAGATGTTATCGGAGTGTGATTATTTTGAAATGGTTAAAAAGACTGATCCGATGATATATAATTCATTATCACAAAAGATTAAGTATTTCAATCCGGCATTCCATTCAATGACACCTGAAGGATTAAACGCTAGGGTAACCTTTTTGAATCAATGTTTAAGACCTGGTGAAACAATTCCGACGGTGGATGACAAGGGTACAATAATTAAAAAAGATGCGATAAATACATCATTCGGAGCACCCCCAATTTTGGTGTTAAGAATTGGTGATTATTTCCATACTAAAATTGTTCCAGATACGGTATCATTTACTTATGAACCATTGAATTATGATTTAAATCCTGAAGGGATTGGGGTTCAACCAATGTTGGTTAATGTTACCATGAATTTTAAGATCATTGGTGGTATGGGTTTACAAGGCCCAATTGATGAACTACAAAATGCGTTATCGTTTAATTATTATGCGAATACTGAAATATATGATGAACGTGCCACACCAACTGAAGATACTAGTAAATTAGATAAGATGTTGGTTGATAATATTTTAGCACAATCGAACAATTCAACACCAAAAAATACATCGCAAGTAGTGAATAATGGTGGTAATACGATTGGTGAAATAAAAACAACTATTCCAGTTGATGGTGGTGAACAAGGTCAAATTAGTTATCAAACAATTATGGATAAACAATTGGATAATGTTAAATCATATATTACAACAATATCGGATCAATTGGAGAAGATGAATAAGATATATAATTATGGTATTTTACAATTGATATCATATAAACAACGTGATTATGTTGATGGTAATATTGGTGGGACAACAACAGTTATTTATGGTAAACCAAATCAATTAACAAATGGGTTAATGGATAAATTGTTTGACAACACTAGTTCAGATTGTGTTATTAGTGGTGGTGATTCGCAGAATCCAATATTGAAATATTTTATAAAAAAAGGATTCAAACCTAATATGGATAATGTTATTGAAATGATTAGTCAAAATCTAGTATCATATATTAAAAATATGAAATCAAGTTTTTCTAATGAATATACGAATATTATTCAAACAATTGTTTTAGAGGAACAAAACTTGATACAAAATATTAATAAGTTAAATTTTATAAGTGGTGGTTATGATGGTAAAATTATTGATGGGTTAACACCTAAAGCGTATTTTACGTCTGGTACAACACAAGTTAGTCCATTAAGTAATACACCCCCAATTCCATTAAATACTAGTGAAGAATTATTAAATGACTTATCTAAAATGGCAACAACGTTAAAAGATTATGAAAAGTCATTAATGGAGAATGATTTAATTGCTAGTCCATTAAATTTTGATGAAGCGAACGCTACATTTAAACCATTAACAAATAAAATCGGTAGTTTTGATGATAAAGAATTTGCCTCAATTCGTTTTTATATGTTATTTTCAACAATATTTTTAGATAAATCAAAACTTGAAGGTTTTAAGAATGAAATTATTGCGGGTCCTTTAAAAACAATTAATAACCATAAAAAAATTAAAAAGGTTATGGATGATATTTGTGAAGATTTGGCTAAAGATTATCAAAAAGAATACGACGCGGAACAAAAAGTATTTACAAAATATAAAGAATCTAAAACGTATAAAGATTATACAGATGGGATTGAATTGAAGTTATACCCTAAAGGTAAAACACGTATTTTTGATTTTACAACAGTATCAACAGACGCAGTTGTTAGGAGTTTAGTTGAAATAGGTTTACGTACCCTATATTCAACAACACCAATTAGTGAACCAAAAAGTACATTCAACGATAAAACAAAATTGAACTAAACCAAAATGAGTAGACAATATTTTAATAGATATAGTGAATTTAATATTAATGGCAATCAAACCGTTGTACCTTATATTTCATTACCACAAAAGACAAGTGATAAGAATTATATATACAAGGTTGGTCGTTCAAGATTAGATAAGGTATCACAACAATATTATGGTACACCTTATTTTGGTTGGTTAATATTATTGGCAAATCCAATAGCTGGAGGTCAAGAATGGAATATTTCTGATGGTACAGTATTGACAATTCCATTTCCTTTAGTAGCTTCTTTACAAGACTATAAAAATGCGTTAAACACCCACTTCTTCTATTATGGTAGATAATTCCGAAAATATTTACGTTGATTTTGATTGTGATAACATTACATTGATTGATCCGAATAAAGTGGTTGATAGTCAAGGTAAAGTAAAGGATAGGTACGTTAAACAAGAAAATCTTGTTATGTATGCCAACCTTGAATGTAAAGTTATTCCGAGGACAAAACTATTAATTGGTAGTACTGGTCAAAATCAGGGTGAAGTTATAACTGTTGCTAGTGTTAATTTTCTAAAACCTGGTGATAATGAAAAGATGAACAACGCTTATACCGATGAAATAACTGGTAAAGGTTCGGTTAAAGGTAGAGCTACTAATCAAGAAAAAGTTGATAAAGGTGGAAAATATGTTAGTTCAGAAGGGACAAAAGGTAAAATAGTTGATAATGGTTTATTAGGTATTACAAGTATTGAATTTTCTGAAGGATTGGACTTTATGCCCGTGATATCGGTTGAACTTGTTGATATTCAAGGTAGATCTATGTTTGAATTAGGGAATTCATCACCTTATGCCGCGTTTTTCAATTTGCCGTATCCATTATTTTATTTAACAATTAAGGGGTATTATGGTAAAGCATTAAAACTACCATTGTTATTACAACATTTTTCATCAAGATATGATACTGGGGATGGAAATTTCAAAATATCATTGAAGTTTTTCACATACAAATATACAATGTTGAGTGAAGTGAATATTGGTCATATGATGGCTGTACCACATATGTATAAATCAAGACTTAAGATAACAACTAAAAAAGGTGGACCCAGTCAATTTTCTAATGTTGAAGAAGGTTATGTTGAGTTGGGGTATGAAAAAGTTAAAGAATTATATAATGAATATAAGTCTAAAGGTTTAATTGAGGATGATTTTCCTGAATTAACAATTATACAATTAAAAGATAAGATAGATAATTTTGTTAAGGTGATTATGGATACATACACCAAACAAAATGCTGACCCATTAAATGATAAGGAATTATATAAAAATGATTTAATAAATTATGGTAAATTAGTTTATACCGCATTTCCTTCTTGGTTTAATGATAATATAGATACATCATATTATTTAGTGTTGAAAAATTCTAAAACTAAAGTTTATATATATAAAAAAGAAATATTAGATTCTGAACAAAAAAAATCTAATGCAAAAAAAGAATTGGAGGGTATTATTAAAGAATATAATGAAAAGTTATCTAAAAATAATACATTTGGTAAAGATGGGAAATATAGTATAAGTGGAAAATCTAAACCATCGTCAATACCTAATTCAATAACATCTGAAATTTTCAATAAAAGAATTAATGAAAATGAAATTGATTATGTATTAACATATCAACAGATTAAAAAGACTGGAAAAATTCCTTCTGATGATGAATTAAAGTTATTTAAGGATGAATTAAAAGATCGTAAATTATTAAACTTTACGGATATAACATTGGGTAATGGTCAAAAATTAAATAAGGTTGATTATTTTGTTTTTGAAGGTGAAAAATCGTTCACATCGTATTTGGATGAAATGAAAAAGATTTTTAACGATTATTCAACAAAAATTGACAATGACTTAACAAACTCGTTAATGGATATTGTTCAATCAAAAAATAATGGTTTTGGTTTTGTACCAACCATTCGTAATATTTTGGCGGTTATTTTCGCCAATGGTGAAGCGTTTTTACGATTAATGGATGATGTTCATACAAAAGCGTGGGATGTTCGTGATGATGTTACTAGAAAAAACGCAATACTAACACCTCAATCCGCAACATCTGGACAAGATAATATTAATTCTGGAAATGGTAGTACACCAGTATATCCTTGGCCTGAATATATTATTGAAACCGATGGTAAAGAAGGTCGTGAGAAATACCAAATAGAATATCCTGGTGATCCGAAATATATATCATCAACTAAAGCATATGATTATGGTGCTTGGCCAGAGGTTGAATTTCTTGAAGAATTTCTAAAAGGGTTTACTCAGCGAACTGAACCACCGCAAAGTCCAACGGAAGGTCAAAATCAATTAACCGGAATAAATAGAATCTCGGTGGATGCGATTGAATTCCCAATAAGTAATAGTGTTTATTCAAATAAAGAAGAAGTTAAATTCTTTTATGAAATATATGAACGTTTGTTTTTACATGCGAACTATCCATTATTATCTAGAGTTGGTGAAATAATTAATCAAACAGATAAGATTGTTGATTTATTGGCGGATATGGAAAGTAATAACCTACTTAATAGTTTATCTAACGAAAATCCATTCTTAATCAAGAAGTTAAAACAATATGGTATTAACGCGACAAATTTCACCCCATTATTAAGACACATATCAAATGGTGGTGTTGGTGAAAGCTGGCAGAATTTCATTCGTGGGATATACAATACACCACATATTAAAAATACAACAACAAATTCCGAATTTTCATTTGTTGACGAAGGTGTTATTAATTCACCTTCCGCAAAACCATTGATAACATTAAAAAACGAAGGGGATTTAACAACTTATTTAACAACAATAAATAACAATTTTTCATTTGTTGATTTATATCCATTTACCAATTTAACATGGGTTAGTGGGAATACCGCCAATGGTAAAATAAACACCGTTGATACACAAGTATTTAACACCACAAAATCATTGGTGTTTAACACAACAAATAAGGTGATATCAAACTTTTTACCAACAGATGGTCAATCAACAAAAAAATTATTTACCAATTTCTCAACATTAAATACACAACAACCAAATGTTGTTGATAGATTATCATTGAGAAATTATTATGGAAATGTTAATAATAAAACACAATTAATAACGGAAGGGAATTTAAGATATATTAATTATTCTGGGAATGTATTGAACAATCAAACGGTATCCATGTTAAACACCCCATATTTTATCAACGCCATTCAAGATGGTGTTAAAAAGTTCAGGGAATATGATAATCATCCATTCACCTCCGCGGCATACCTATTCTTAAATTCATTACCTTTATCAACATTAAGGGAAAAATATTTAACCTATAACCTAACCGATAATCTTGAATTGGATTATATTTTTGCGTCATTCAAAAAATTCGGGGGACTACATAAAGTACCATATGCTTGGATATTAAAATATGGATCAATATGGTATAGATATAAAAAATATATCAATGAAAATATTGATATCATGGATGGTATATGGGATGATTTTGATTATGTTAAAAACTATGACCCAGTATCTTCCGCAAAAACAACAAACTATAACCTTAACATAAACGGGGGGAACGTTGATATTATACTTGAAAAAAATACAACAATAGGTAGTGATACATCAACATTAATAAATGTTGGGTTTTATCCTAAACTAATAAATGATTTCAATGTATTCTATCAAGGGTATGAGCTATTCCAAAATTATACTTCAACGGAAATAAACAACTCCTTCAATTCGGGGTTAACAATGAATTATGTATCCGAAGCAATAATTAATAAAGGTAAAGGTGTTGACCCAAATGATAAAAATAGGGATATTAGAATTATTCCATGGACAATATCTGTTAATTCACAAGATAACTTAAATACATTTATTTTTCCATCTGAAGGTTCATTGGTTAACCAAACGGAATATGAATGTTTTAACACAAATAATGTATTAACAACGGAAGTATTAAATAACGATTCAATTTATAATGGTTCGGTTCGTTTATTCTGGACGGCACCAAATTATGGTTATTTTGATAATGGTAGAGTTAAAAAACCAACGCCATTACAATATATTAAAATAATCAACCCAACTTCATCCAATCAAGAAAATTTTTCATTGAATGGTGATGATATATATTCGGATATATCCGAAATATTAACAGTGTTTGATAAAGAAATATTGGATTCTTTTGAACAAGAATTTTTAACTTTTTCAAAATCAATATATGATTATGACACCGGAGTTGTTTTTACACCAAAAGAAAATGAAAAAAGTTTTGTTAACTTCCAAATGTTAATGTTGGATATATTGAAAATCCAAAAGACAACCGGAACAACCGCAAATCAATTAATAACGACAATACAACAACGACAACTACAAGCGTTAAACAATACATTAAATGATTTTATAAATAAAGATGTTTATTTCAAATATGGAAATCCTTCCAATTTTGATAAGAAGTTATTTTATACTTTTTCACAACATGAAATTATTGATGGGTATCAATGGAACCCTTATACCGCAACATCACCAAACGCACTACCATATAATGGGGGTCCAATAACGTTATCATCATCAAAGTTAAATTATCCACAAGAATGGAAAACCCTTCAAACATATGTTGGTTTTTCGGAAATTAATGGATTGAAATATGGTGATAATGGTTCATATATTACGGACTTCTTTATTGACAATAACGTTGAATTTAATGTTAATAACATTAAAACATTCGCACCATTAATTAAAATATACGCAACACAAAAATTAAAAGACAATACGTTAAACAACCTTAAGTTTATCCAACTAACGGAAGATTATTTAACAAAAAATGATTTATTCCAGGATAAAATCATCAATAGTTTAATGATAAAACTTCAAAAGGAACTACCAGACGTTAATGACACACCAATAACAATATCAAGTGAACTAGCATCAGGTGGTTTTATAAAAAGGGATTTATGGGCATCCTTTAAGGCGGTGAATGATAAATGGATTGCGGGAGCCGATCTTAAAACAAGGACGTTATTTGAAGATTTAATGTTTATTGATAGAGCAAGCAGGGATATCGGAAATCAAGTGATAGTTGATATATACAAACTTAAGGAAGCGATGTTAATAACAAATGAAGTTAACACAAAACGATCAATGATTGACCTTGTTCATGGTATTATAACATCAAACCATTTTAAGGTGATGTATGTTCCAGCATATGTTAATTTTTATAATGTTCAGAATGTTATGAAAAATCCAACACCAAAACCTGAGGCAAGTGCGGATTTCGCAAACAACATGTTCGGAACATTCTTAAATGTTGATACACGAGAATCATCAACAAAAATGGTGTGTATGTACGCAGGAAAAGGGAGTGAACAACTTGCCATGGATACCGATTTAACACAACGAAATGATGATTCGTTTGAACTTAAATGTGGGAATGTATTATCCGAAGACCAAACAAATAAGAAGGATCACGATAAGTCAAATAAAGTCGCGGGATTCAACATTGAAATTGGTCCACAAAATCAATCAATGTTCACAAGTTTTATAGTTAGTCAAGATAATCATGCGTCAACGGCGGAATCATTACAATTATTAACCGATTTGGCAAATAACTACCACAATGTAAAAGGGGTGACGCAAAGTGTTTCGTTATATAACTTATATAAAGTTAGAAGTTATACATGTACCGTATCCATGATGGGTAACGCAATGATTCAACCGGCGATGTACTTCAACGTAAAACACGTTCCAATGTTCAATGGTCCATATATGATAACAAAAGTATCACATTCAATTAAACCAGGATCGTTTGAAACAATATTTGAGGGGGTTAGACAACCAACAGCACAATTATCAAAACAAGATGATTTCCTTGCGGTAATAAGAACAAACCTATTACAACATATTATTGATAAAAATAAACAAGATAAAATTGAAGACGAAAAACAAACAAAAGACGAAAAAGGAAATATTATTTCACAAAAGGATAAAACAACAGATAAAATAAATGGTCAAAAAACATTATCAACAACATGTACACCAAATAAGTCATATGAAAAATATCCGATAAATACGGATCCTTCAGAATACTATTCAACTTATAAACAAGCGAAAACCACCATATTAGATAACCTACCAATTGATGATGGGAAATTGAAATACGTGATATTCGCCGCGATGTTCGTTGAATCAAACGATGGTACAAGACTTAAAGCATATGAAAATAATTTCGCCGGAATTGACCTAAACGGATATTGGGGTGCGTCAATACAAACATTGATATTTGAACAATACTTCTGTTTATCTTCAAACAAATTAACACTACCATACGCCGAGTTTAAAGACCTGGATAGTCATGTTCGTTTTTTAATTAATAGATGGAAAAGTAGAATGGGGAATATAACAGTTGATGAAAAATCAATAACACAATTCATCATTCAAAATATTTCATCACAACAACAAAACCCAAATGTTTATTCTTCCCTAGACAAAATATCCCTGGAAAATATGGAGAAAAAAGTTAAAGAATCAATAACAATATTCAATTCATCAAATTAAATCCACCCAAAAGGTGGATTTTTTCTTTTATCAAGATATTTATATATAAAATTAACTTATGACTTATTTTAATGAATTTGGTCAAGCAAGACTTGGCTGGAGAACCTCCGCTGGAGGTGGTGGGTCAACGATTGACGCGGATGCTCAAGCGTTTATTACCGCAGCTTCAATCACCGACACCACACAACAGTCCGCAATTAATACGTTAGTAACACAATTAAAAACGTATGGTATATGGACTAAAATGAAGGCATTGTATCCATTTGTTGGTGGAACAGCTAGTTCACACAAGTGGAACTTAAAGGACCCTAGAGACGTTGATGCAGCATTTAGATTGGTGTTTAATGGTGGATGGACACATAGCTCAACGGGAGCTTTACCGAATGGTACAAATGGTTATGCTGAAACTAAGCTAATACCATCATCAGTATTATCATTAAGTTCAGCTCATTTTTCAAAATATAATAGAACAAATGATTTAACTGGTATAAAAATAGATGGTGTTTATGATGCAGATAATGGTGCGTTTTTCCATCAAAATTATACAAGTGCAAATAGTGCAATTGGAGGTGTACAGACAATCGCATCTTATACTCCATCTGATAGTAGAGGGTTGTTTACCATGTCAAGAACTTCTAATAACTTAATTAAAGTTTTTAGAAATAGTTCACAAATAGCAACAAATATAAACCCCGCAACTGTTTTACCTTTAATTAATGTATATATTGGTGCGAGAAATGAAAGAACAGTTTCACAACATTATAATGCTTATGAATCAGCATTCGCATCAATCGGAGATGGCTTAACAGACACTGAAGCGGCAAACTTCTACACAGCAGTTCAAACATTCCAAACAACACTTGGTAGACAAGTTGGTGTTCCAATTGTAGCAGATTCAGATGCTCAAGCATTCTTAAACGCAGCAGTAATCACTAACCAAACACAAGCAAACGCAATTAATACATTGGTTACTGATTTGAAATCAGCTAACATTTGGACAAAAATGAAAGCTATTTATCCGTTTGTTGGTGGAACAGCTTCATCACACAAATTTAACTTGAAAGACCCTCGTGATTTGGATGCAGCGTATAGATTGGTGTTTAGTGGGGGATGGACACATAGTGCAACTGGTGCATTACCAAATGGTACTAATGCATATGCAGATACTAAATTAGCACCACAATATGTTCTAGCAACTAATAATAGTCATTTAAGTTTTTATTCAAGAACTAACAGCTCGGCCGCAGATAGAGTTTCAATGGGTTCAGCCAACTCTCCAACATATACCACAGTACATCAAATGTTCATACGAGCATCAGATGGGAATTTTTATGGGGGTCTTGATAGAAATAATGTACCAGCAACTTTCTCAAATCCTAATTCAATGGGGTATTATGTTGTAAGTAGAACAGCTAATAATTCTATTAAAGCATATAAAAATGCATCTGTAGTTGCAACTAATACAACTACAATCACCCCGATATTAAATTTATATCCAATATTAATAAGTGCAAGAAATAATGCCTTTACCCCCTTAAACTATGATAATAAAGAAGCAGCTTTCGCATCAATCGGAGATGGTTTAACAGACGTAGAAGCGACAGCATTCTACAACGCTGTACAAGCATACCAAACTACATTAGGTAGACAAATATAATAAAAATAACTAAAATTAAAAAAAATAAAACATGGAAAATGTATACAAATTAACAGAAGAACAAAAAGAACAACTAGTTGGTCAAACATGGGATGGAGTTCAATATTTCAACCCAACACAAGATGCTGATGGAAATTGGTTTATTTCAATTGAAGAAGTGAATGGATGTACACACGAAAACGGAGCGTTTGAGTGGATTCATGAACTACCATTAATCGCTTATAATCCAGTTATAACTGAATTTCCAATTTAATTAAAAAACAATTAACAAAACCCTCCATAATAAAAAATGGGGGGTTTTTTATTTATATTGATTTTTTTTATTATATCATATATTTATATATAAAGTGATTATTATGAATACAAAAACGATATTAGAGAATTATCTTGGAAAACCAACAAGATACTCAGAAAAAGACGCAGGAAATGGATTCAAGGAAGTTTGTGATCTTGATACAGGAAGTTGTTATACAATTAGAATGCGTGATGGGTTAATTGAACGAGTTGATAATACCATCAATACAAATAAACGAATTCAAGTAGAAACAAATACTGGAGTTAAACAATTATTAAACGGATAATATGGCGATTGATAAAAAAATATTAGAAGAGGTAGCAAGATTCAATTCCATAAATAAGTATGTTATGGAACAAGAAGCTCAATTACCCCCACCACCAGCGGAAGACCCAATGGCTGACCCAATGGCGGAATTACCCCCATTAGATCCAGCGGCACAACCAGCACCAGAGGTAGCACCGGCAACACCACCAGCACCACAACCAGTGGATGTAGCACAAGACCCGGAAGTTGAAAAGGTTGGAGAAGAAGAATCAAAAAAAGAAGAATTGGAAATAACGGACTTAGTGAAATCACAAAAGAATGTTGAAGAAAAACAAGAAGAATATTTCCAACAATTATTTAGTCATTTAACAGATCTTGAAAATAGATTAGGTGATATGGATAATATCGTTAATAAATTAAATGATTTAGAAGCAAAAATTGAAAGATATAGAGAAAAATCACCAGAAGAAAAACTTGAATTAAGATCTTTGGATTCAGGACCTTTTAACCAAAAATTATCGGATTTCTTCAACGACAATCAAGATAAGTTTGAAAAACAAGGAAAAGAAGAATATATCTTAACAAAAGATGAAGTTGAAGATTTTTCACCACATGAAATAAAAAAATCATTCAGAAACTACGAAGAGGAAGATGATGATAATAAAGGTTTTATGAAAATATAAAAAAGAATGGGATAAAAAAGTCCCATTTTTTATTTGACAAAACAATATTTAGACACTATACTTAACTTATAACAATTTAATTTATACACAAAATGGCGACGAACAATGTATTAGATGCTGTATTAAACCAATACGAGCAAGCACAACAAAAAAATTCATCAACTCCTAAATTAAGTCAGGAGGATAGACTAAAGCGTTATTTCGCGGCAGTATTACCAAAAGGTGAAAAACAAGGACAACGAAGATTAAGAATCTTACCAACAGAAGATGGTTCATCACCATTCAAAGAAGCGTGGTTCCACGAAATCTATATTGATGGAAAAACAACAAAATTCTACGACCCAGACAAAAACGATGGAGAAAGATCACCATTAACAGAAGTATATGATGATTTAAGAGCAACTGGAAAAGAATCAGATAAGAAATTAGCGGATCAATATAGAACAAGAAAATTCTATGTAGTTAAAGTTATTGATAGAGATAACGAACAAGATGGTCCAAAATTCTGGAGATTCAAACACAACTACAAAAATGAAGGTGTGTTAGATAAAATCATTCCTTTATTCAGATCAAAAGGTGATATCACAAACCCTGAAAATGGTAGAGATATTATCCTTGAACTAGCAATGGCGAAATCACCAAAAGGAAGTGAATATACTGTTATCCAAACAGTTATGTACGAAGACCCTGCTCCTTTACATGATGATAAAGAACAAGCAACAACTTGGGCATCTGATACAACAACATGGAGAGATGTATACTCAAAAAAACCAGTTGAATACCTTGAAGCGATTGCAAGAGGTGAAACTCCAAGATGGGATTCAGCTTTAGGTAAAATGGTATACGGTGATTCTACAGAAGGTGAAGTAGTAATGGGTGGAACAAAAACTCAAACAACAACTACATCATACGAAGATCCTCAAGCAAACGCTGACGTTGATGAAGATTTACCATTCTAATCATTAAAAAAAAGACCCTGACAACGGGTAGTGGTTGACTTAATCACTACCCTTTTTTATTATTATATAAAACTATTTATTATGGCATTAAAGAAAAAAGAAATATCATTGGATGCGATAAAATCCAAATATTCTACAAAAACAAAATATAAAGCGGAAGACTATTATTACTGCGGTGAAGCATTCCATGAAGCGTGTGGAATACCCGGTCCTGTAATGGGGGGGATCAATCTTAATTTAGGGTTCAGTAACGCAGGAAAATCGACCGCAATGATTTTGGCGGCAGCTGACGCACAAAGAAAAGGGCATTTACCAGTGTTTATAATCAGTGAAAAGAAATGGTCGTGGAAGCATGCCGTTGAGTTGGGGTTACAAGCACACCAGAATGAAGATGGGGAATGGGATGGTCATTTTATCTTTAACGACTCGTTTGATTATATTGAGCAAGCAACAGATTTTATGAACGATATCCTTGATGCTCAAGAAAAGGGGGATATTCCTTATAACCTACTATTCCTATGGGACTCAATAGGGTCCATCCCCTGCCAGATGACTTTTGAAGGTAAAGGTGGAGGAATGCACAATGCTAAGGTTTTAGCGGATAAAATAGGGATGGGAATCCATTCACGTATTACAAGGTCTAAAAAAGAAGATTTCCCCTATTATAATACATTTGTTGTGATAGCTCAACCGTGGGTCCAACTTCCCGATTCTCCTATGGGTCAACCAGAGATTAAAAGTAAGGGGGGTGAAGCGATATGGTTAGCATCGTCGTTAGTATTTTTATTCGGAAATCAAAAAAGGTCGGGGATTAATCATATTGATGCAACTAAAAATAAAAGAAAAATATCATTCGCTATTAGGACAAAAGTATCTATACTTAAAAATCACGTAAATGGGCTTGGCTTCAAGGATTCTAAACTAATTGCGGTTCATAATGGTTTTATTCAAGATACAAAGGAAGCGTTGGATAAGTATAAAGAAGAATATGCGGACTACTGGGTTGAGAAAATGGGTGGGATTGATTTTACATTAACTGAATCAATTTCAGTGGAATCTGACGAAGATTAAAAAAAATCATAATTTTTATACTTTTACTAAACTTTAAACTATTTATTAATATATGGGAAGAAAAAAAATTGACGACGATAAAAAAAAGGTTAAAATTGGGATTTCAATTGACCCCGAACTACCTGGTTATTTTAAGGACAGAGCAATCAACATTTCTTCCCTAATTAATAAACTGTTAAGGGAATATGTAAAAAATGAAAAGTAAAGTTTGTGTTAAATGTGAAATGGAAAAGTCTGTTTGTGATTTTGGTAAATTAAAAACAAAAAAAGATGGGTATAGAGATGTTTGTAAAACCTGTAGAAATTTAAGTGAAAAAAAATATATTGGTGATAATACTAGATTGGCTAAGAAAAAATGGAGGGATAATAATAAAGATAAGATTAGGGAAAATTATGAAAAAAATAGAGATGTTAGGTTAAATTATCAGAAGGAATATAGATTGAATAATCCTGAAATTATTAGACTTCGTAAACAAAAACATTATAACGATAACAAAGAGACTATTCTATTAAAAACTAAAGAATATAGGTCAAAAAATAAAGAAAAAAGAAATAAACACGAACAAAATAAACGTAAAAATGACCCAATTTATACGTTGAAATGTAATCTTAGGAGTCGCACAAGTAGTTATTTATCCAAACGATTAATAACTAAAAATAACAAAACTTTTGAAATTGTAGGTTGTACCCCCCAGGAATTAAAAGATTATTTAGAAAAACAATTCAAGGAAGGGATGACCTGGGAGAATTATGGTTTTTATGGTTGGCATATTGATCATATAATCCCATTAGCTTCAGCTGAAACGGAGGAAGAATTACTTAAGTTATTTCATTATACTAATCTTCAACCATTGTGGGCGGAAGAAAATTTACTTAAAAGTAATAAAATCACCCCCACCAACGACAACGCCCCCACCGACAACACCGAACAAACCAATAACAATCCCACTGAATAAATAATTAATGTTATACCCTTAAAATTATTTGATTTTTTAAGGGTATAACCTTATATTTGTACTATTATTGAACCAAGTAATAAAAATTAAATGGGTAGGAACTCAAAAGTAAAAACTTTATTAATTGATGGTGAAAATCTATTTAAGATCGGATTATTTGGTGTTAAGGATTATTATCACAATGAAAAACACGTTGGTGCCATATGGCATTTCTTAAATACAATACAAAAATTTATTGAAGACCATAATTTGGACAAGGTTATGGTATTTTGGGATGGTGATGAAAATCGTTCATCCAGAAGGTTATTATACCCCCAATATAAGTTAAATCGTCGTGAACGTGTTCGTACATATGATCAGGAGTCGTATGATTATCAACGTCAACGTATTAAACAATATATGGAGGAGTTGTTTGTCCGTCAGGTGGAAATTGATGGTAATGAAGCGGATGATTTGATTGCTTATTATTGTCAAATTTCAACGAATGAAGAAAAGATTATATATTCTGGTGATGTTGATTTAACCCAACTTATTTCTGAAGATGTATCGGTGTATAGTCCAATCTTAAAGACGATGTATAAGGTTGGTGATAAGGTAAAGATTGATAAGGTATATATTCCCCACTATAACATATTAACGTATAAGGTATTATCTGGTGATAAGTCGGATAACATTGATGGTATCTATTATTTGGGGGAGAAGAATATTATTAAGTTATTTCCTGAGATACTTGAAATAAAGATAACAATTAACGATATTTTAGATAAGGCTAATACGTTAATATTGGAAGATAAAAAAAATAATTCATTGAAGAATTTGTTGTCAGGTAAAACAAAAAGTGGTATATTTGGTGAAGAATTCTTTAAGATAAGTAATAAGATAATTGATTTGTTTAACCCTTTAATTAATGAAGATGGAAAAAATGTTGTAGAGTTGTATTATAAAGAAGTCTTGGATCCAGAAGGTAGGGGATACAAGAATGCCATGAAAATGATGATGGAAGATGGATTATTTAAGTACTTACCAAAGAGAGATAACGCGTGGGTTGATTTTCTAAAACCATTCTTAAAGTTAACCCGCAAAGAAAAAAGAAAATATAATAATTAATTTTTATGAAAGAGCAAGAGATCACAAAATTGGAATTTTTGATGAATATTAACGACAATATCATCGTTCAACGTTTTTTTAATGTTAGAGAATTTAACGCTAACGCAAAAAACTCAATTGAGTTATATGATTTAATTAATGACTTCAAAACGGATTTGGAACGTCAATTAAGAATTAAGACAACATCGTATATGTTGGACAATCAATATGAAATAACGACAAATCCATCTGTTATGGATACATCAAAGACTTCCGGACCTGAGTATATCAACATTTCAATTAAGATGAATGATAATGTTGTATTTGTTAGAGGAATTGACGCTAAGGTATATCCACCAAAAGTTAGATATACAGTTGATGTTAGACCACACCTTAAAGATTTATTGTTAAATTTAACGGATGTTTTCTCTTCCGAAAATTTAACATTTGAATATGGTCAAAAAGCATTGGTTGCGTAATATTTATTAAAAAAAGGAGTAGACTGAGTGATGAGTAAGAATAAGAATTTTGAATATTTGGGTAGTGGATTTCAACTACAATTATTAAACCAGTTGGTTGTTGATAAGGACTTTGCCAAAACGATAATTGATGTTATTGACGTGAATTATTTTGAAAACAAATACTTCAAGTTGATTCTTCAGATGATCAAGGAATATTATTCAAGATATGAAAATGTTCCAAACTACGATACGTTAAAACAATTGACGTTATCCGAAATTGCTCAAGAAAATGCTGCCAAGTTGGTTATTGATACCATCAAGAAGATTCAAGACGCACCAATGGATGGTCAAGAATTTGTTCAAGAAAAAGCCTTAAAATTCTGTAAACAACAAGAATTGCAAAAGGTTATGGTTAAAGCCCAAAAGATTATTGATGGGGGTGAATTTGAGAATTACGATAAGGTGGAACAACTTGTTCGTGATGCCCTACAGGTGGGACAACATGATAACGATATGATGGATGTTTTTTCCGATCTTGATGAAGTATTGGAGGAAGATTATCGTCACCCAATTCCGATGGGAATTTCTGGTATTGACCGATTATTAAAGGGCGGTTTGGCCAAGGGTGAAATTGGGGTTGTCCTTGCTCCTACGGGTGTTGGAAAAGAACATGGGGTATCTGAACCCTTATTAACACCAACTGGGTGGACAACAATGGGGGAAATCAATATAGGTGATAAAGTTATCGGTAGTGATGGTAAAGAACAATATGTATTGGGGAAATACCCCCAAGGAGTAAAACCAATTTATAAGGTTGAATTTACGGATGGTACTTTTGTTAATTGTGGTCTTGAACATTTATGGACGGTTAAGGAAAATGATTCAAAAGAATTTGTTGTATTAACAGCAAACAATATTATGGATGGGTTAAACCAGGGGAATGTTTATCAACTACCAATGGTTAAACCGGTTGAATTCCAAGGACAAGAAGTTGATGAAGATCCATATGAATTCGGTTTATCTTTATATGATGGGGATGTTATTACAGAAGAAATCACAATAACACAATGTTCAAAATATATCTATAACACTGTTAACGTTCGTTTGAACTTATTGAGGGGGTTATTTGATACCTTGGCAACAATGGATGAACAAGGATATATTATTTGTGAAATAAATGACGGAAATAAAGCGGTTATTAGAGAATTAGTGTTATCTTTGGGGGGTATTAATGAAGATATGGGGGATAATTTTAGAATAACATTCACAACTGGTTTAATTCCTTTTGGGGTCTTAAATAAGATTGATGAATACCTTGAAGTTAATAAACCAATTCAACAAAAATACGTTAAAGGTATTACATACTCCCACGATGAAGAAGCGGTGTGTATTAAGGTGTCTAATCCGGATGAATTATATGTATCTAGGGACTACGTTTTAACACACAACACAACAATGTTAACCAAAATCGCTAATAGTGCGTTTAATCATGGATATAATGTACTACAAATCTTTTTTGAAGATAATAAGAAAATTATTCAACGTAAACATTATACCTTATGGACAAAAATACATCCAGATGAATTGACGAACAGAAAAGATGAAGTCTTAAAACGTGTTAGGGAAATTGAAACCACAATGGAAAATAAGTTGATCTTATGTAAAATGCCATCGGATAGTGTAACGATTTCGCAAATTAAGAATAAGATTCGTAAAATGATTGCGGACGGAATCAAGATTGATATGGTTGTTTTGGATTATATTGACTGTGTGATATCGGATCGTCAAATTGAAAACGAATGGAAAGCGGAAGGTGCAGTGATGCGTGGGTTTGAATCAATGTGTCATGAATTAAATCTAGTTGGGTGGCTAGGCACACAAGGTGGGAGGTCAAGTATTTCCGCCGAAGTGGTGACCACCGACCAAATGGGGGGTTCAATTAAGAAGGCACAAGTTGGACACGTTATTTTAACAATCGCCCGAACATTACCCCAAAAGGAAATGAAGTTGGCAACAATGGCGATAACAAAATCTAGGATTGGTGATGATGGTATTGTGTTTGAAAATTGTAAATTTGACAACGGAATGTTAGATATTGATACAGATACCTCAACGACGTTTTTGGGTCATGAAGAAAAACAGGAACAACGAAATAAGGATCGCATTAGAGAATTAATGGATAAAAGAAAAGAAAAACAAAAAACCGAGTAAATTATGGAAAAAATTTTAACAACAAACCCAAATCGTTTTGTGATATTTCCCATCCAATACAATGATATTTGGGAATATTACCAACAACACCAAGCGGCATTCTGGACGGCAGAAGAAGTTGATTTAACGGATGATATTCGTGATTGGTCAAACTTATCGGAGAATGAACAATATTTCATTAAGAATGTATTATCATTTTTCGCGGCATCGGATGGTATTGTTAATGAAAACTTAGCGGAAAACTTCTTAAAGGAGGTACAGTACCCTGAAGCGAAGTTTTTCTACGGATTTCAGTTAGCAATGGAGAATATTCACTCGTTGATGTATTCTTTATTAATAGATACTTATATAAGTAATCCGAATGAAAAGGATGAATGTTTTAACGCCATTGAACGACTACCAGCGGTACAGAAGAAGGCTAACTGGGCCTTGAATTGGATTAATGATTCAACATTCCAGGAACGACTTGTTGCTTTTGCTGCCGTAGAAGGGATATTTTTCTCTGGTTCATTTTGTTCAATATTTTGGTTAAAATCAAGGGGTGTGATGCGTGGACTTTGTGATGCGAATGCCTTAATATTTAAGGACGAAAATCTACATTGTGATTTTGCGATTCACTTGTTGAATAACCATATTGAGAATAAACCGAGTGAAAAACGAATTAAAGAAATATTGTTATCAGCATTGGAAATTGAAAAGGAGTTTATTACAGAATCATTACCAGTATCAATGATCGGAATGAACCAAAATTTAATGAAACAATATTTGGAGTTCGTTGTTGATGGTTTATTGGTTAAGTTGGGATGTTCAAAAGAATTTAACGTGGAACAACCATTTAAGTTCATGGAACAAATTGCCGTTGAAACCAAGGGGAATTATTTTGAGTCAAGGACCATTGAATATCAAAAGGCAAAGATGAATGAATCAATAACATTCACGGACGATTTTTAGGATTTACATAAAAATTAAGAAAAAAATGATGTCATTAAGAATTAAAAAAAGGGGAGGTGAAGAAGTATCATTCAACCCACAAAAAATTTATCAACGAGTTAAACGTTCAGCCAAGGGGTTGAACGTAAACTCCGATGAAATTTTTATTAAGGTAATCACTTCCGTACCAACCGAGGGGGTTATCACAACAAAAGAATTGGATAGGTTGGTGTATGAAATTGCCGCATCATATACGGGTAGTCATCACGATTATTCCAAATTGGCGGCGAATGTGGCAATTTCATCATATCACAAGGAGACAAATCCGAGTTTTAGTCAAACAATGAAGGTATTATTTAAGGATGGTATCATCAATGAACGTTTAATAACAATCATTGATAATTATGGTCCAGAAAAATTGGATAATGAAATCCTTCATGATAATGATTATAATTTTGACTATTTCGGGTGGATTGCTCTACAAGGGATGTATTTGTTGAAAACTTCCAATGGTACACCAATTGAACGTCCTCAACATATGTATATGCGTATCGCTTTATGGGTGACAAATACATACGAGGAAGCTATTGATTATTATCATTCATTGACAAAACAATTGGTATCAAAAGCAACACCAATTATGATCAACTCCGGAACATTAGTTCCACAACTTGCTTCTTGCGTATTACACTATAACGATGGTGATTCTAGAGAAGGTTTATTGGGTACGTTAAACGATATTTCAACATTTTCATCTGACGCGGCAGGAATCGGATTGTGTATGTCAAACATTCGTTCAAAAGAAAGTAGAATCACAACATCTGGTGGTTATGCTGGGGGATTGTTAAAATATCTTAAGATTGTTAACGAATCATTAAGATTCTTTAACCAACAAGGTAGACGACCAGGTAGTGCTGCGATTTATATTGAACCTTGGCATAAAGATATTTTTGATTTATTAGATATTAAGAAAAATACTGGTAAAGATGAATTAAGGGCTAGGGATTTATTTACTGCGTTGTGGATTCCGGATAACTTTATGAATGCGGTTAAGGAGAACAGTGATTGGTATTTATTCTGTCCAAATGATATTATTAAAGCGGGTATTAAACCATTACAAGAATGTTATGGTAACGAATACGAACAAAATTATGCTAAAGCGGTAAACCTAGGTCTTGGTAAAAAAGTAAAAGCGTTGGATGTATGGAATCGTATTGTTGAATCACAAATTGAAACTGGAGTACCTTATTTATGTGCTAAAGACAATGCTAATAGAAGAACAAATCACCAGAATATTGGGGTTGTTAAACAGTCCAACCTTTGTGCAGAAATTTTTCAATATTCTGATGAGGAATCCACAGCTATCTGTTCTCTATCGTCAATTGTATTGAAGAATTTTATCATTGATGGTAAGTTTGATTTTACTTTATTATATAATGAAGTTCGTAAGGTTACTAGATCAATTAATAAGGTTATTGATATTAATACGTATTCAACTAATCAAGGTAGAAAAGGTGGTCTTGAACAACGAGCAATTGCTATTGGTGTACAAGGTTTAGCTGATGTATTTTACATTATGGACTACGTATTTACTTCAGAAGAGGCAAAAAAATTGAATAAACAAATTTTTGAAACAATCTACTTCGCAGCAATCACTGAAAGCAAGGATTTATGTAAATATGGTAAATACGCTCCTTATAAATTCTTCAATGGAAGTCCAATGAGTGAAGGTATTTTCCAATACGATATGTGGGGTTTAACTGAAGAAAATTTAAGTGGTATGTGGGACTGGAGTGAATTAAAAAATGAAGTTAAACAACATGGTCTTTGTAATTCATTGTTCACCGCTCAAATGCCCGTAGCTTCGTCGGCAAAGATAACCGGTTCATTTGAAATGACTGAACCAGCACATTCAGCGTTATTTAACAGACGTGTTGTTGGGGGTGAAATTTTAATTGTTAACAAGTATTTGATTAATGATTTTGAAAAATTGGGTATTTGGTGTGAAGAATTGAAGAATGAAATTATCTTAAACGAGGGTTCAATTCAGAATGTTAACTTCAATAACTATTTGGATACTGAAGATAAAAATTATACTAAAAAGGTTAAACGTATTGAACATTTAATCCAGAAGTATAAAACCATATGGGAAATTTCTCAACGTGAATTAATCAATATGGCGGCAGATCGTGCACCATTCATTGACCAATCACAATCAATGAATATCTATATGGGTAATCCAACTTTATCTAAAATAACATCTTCACATTTTCATGCTTGGGAGAAGGGGTTAAAGACTTTATGTTATTATGTTAGGACTAAAGCAATTTCAACTGGGGCTAAACACTTGGCGATTGATATAACAAAAACCAAACAACCGGTTAAAAAGACTGAAACTCCAACTGTTAACATAACACCTTCAAAACCATCGGATTCACCATTTGAATGTTTTGGTTGTTCATCTTAAGATGAAATAAAAACAAAAATAGTTAACCCCATTCTAAAATAGTTTGGGGTTTTTTTATTATATTTGTTAAAAATAAATGATATGGGAACTGAAATATTACATAAGTCAATTAACGAGAAGGATATTGAGGGTTTTTACAGACACAATTTAATGAAGAAGTTTAAGGATCTTGAAATCACTTCACCATTTGGTTGTGATGGTTTTGGGGTGTCTAAACAACATAAGATTAGGGTATTAATGGAGTTTAAGGATAAGTTAAACTTGAGGGATAAGATGGGCTTAAGTAAAGTTATTGCTCAATCCATATTTTATGTAAAGAAGTTTTATGATAAGGGGGTGATACCACCATCAACGATATTCATTGGTGATCGTAATGAATGTGCGGTTATTCACGTTAATGATATTGTTAAGTATTTGGAGATGGGTTTTGATTGGAGTTTAGCACCATCCTCGGCGGGGAAGATTGGTGAATTGGTGGGGTTATTGATTGAGGATGTTAAGGTTAATCCATTTATTTTTGATTCAAAAGATTTTGACCAGTGTTTTAATAAGATTTGTGATTTAACGGAGAATATTCAACGAACTGTATTGGTTACGAATAAGAATATTACGGAGGTTTTCAATTATTTTGATAAGAATGTATTGGGTAATGTAAAGATGGGTGTTAATGACAAGGCGAATTTATTTGTTCAGTTATTGGTTAATCGCGAGGAGAATTATTTACATCCTATTAGTAAACGTGCTAAGATTGTTACTAAAGCGTTTGGTGAGGTGAATATTACGTCTAGGGATAAGTTTGAATCATTCTTCGCCCATTTTTCATCATCATATACACCATCACAAAAGGAGAAGTTGGCGGCGGTTGTTGACCGTATTGTTGAGGATACTACAAGAAGAAAACAGGGGGAATTCTTCACACCATCAATATGGGTGGACAAGGCACATGAATATATTGCTTCGGTGTATGGTGAAGATTGGAAGGAACGATATATTGTATGGGATCCTGCGTGGGGTACTGGAAATTTAACCAGGGATTATAGGTTTGGTGAATTATATTGTTCAACGTTGAATCAATCGGATATTGATACAGCTAACCAGATGGGTTTTAATCCGGAGGGTAATAAATTTCAGTTTGATTTTTTGAATGATGATTATGGTAAACTTCCTGAAGGGTTGAGGGTTGCCATTGAGGGTGGACGTGATATTATTGTATTGATGAACCCCCCATATGCTACGGCGAATGATGGTGTATCAAAAGGTGCGACAAAAAAAGGGGTAACTAATACTATAATTGGGAATGAAATGAACAATAATGAAATGGGTAAATCTAGTCAACAATTGTATAATCAATTTATATATAAGTTAATTAAAAAAATTGACACTAATATTTGTATGTTTACCCCACCATTATATTTATCTGGTCCAACATCTAAAAAAATTAGGGAAATATTGTTTAATAAAATGAAGTTTGAAAAAGGTTTTATTATGGACTCAACTAATTTTGCTGATGTTAAATCTTGGGGGTTAACATTTTCAATTTTGTCAATTAAAAAATAATTATTATCTTGGTTAAAAAAAAAGGTATGTTTGAATTTGATATTTTAGAATTAAATGATGAACTAGAGATAAAAAAAACTGGCGTTAAAACAATTTATAATACTGACAATAAGGTTAGTTTAAGTGATTGGATTAAAGAAATAAAGATTGGTAAAACAATGGATTTTCCACAAGTTAGTTCAGCTTTAGTTATTAAAGATATGGATGGATATGGGCGTATGACAAAAGATTCATTCGGTTATTTTCTAAATAATGCGAATAATGTTAATGAAAATTCGGTTAACGTATCTTTATTTACAACTCCAGCGTATAAAGGTCACGGTGTTAGTGTTACTAAAGAAAATTTTTCAAGGGTTATTAATTCGTTTTCAGTTAGAAAAATGATAACATCAACTTGGATTAATTCAAAAGACGAATATTTAACCCCCAACGAACAACATCCGGAATATGAACAATTTGGTTATGATTCGATTGTATATTCATTATTCAACAATTCATCGGAACAATCATCATTAAGACAGGTTGAGTATAAGGGTAAGTTGTGGGATATTAAGAATGAATTCTTTTGGTTATCTGTTGAACATATGAAGAAATTGGGGGATGACAATGGTTTTGACGAGTTATATAATGATTCAAGGACGGATGTTAACCGATTTGTTTATAAGAAGTTATATGGTGAAGAAAAGGTGTATGACAAGTTATCTATTGATGCTAGATTGGTATTGGATAAGGCGAATGAACTTGTTAATAAGTCCATTAATATGCGAAGGTTGATGGCTAATGAACAGAATCATCTTCATTGTTGGGACGCTGGTTATTCCCAGTTGAAGTTGGTGTGGAAGGAATATTTTTCGGATGACTTCAAGGAGTTTAGGACGTTGTATAAGAATCTGGAGGATCGTATGCGACCATTGGTGTATGAATTAGGATTTTTGTTGAAATAAATTTTAACCCCCATTCTAAAATAGTTTGGGGTTTTTTTATTCTTTATAAAAAACGTTATGATTATATATTTATGGTTATGGCGTATGGGTACACTATAGGTATAAATTTTCCATTTAGGGATTCTATTGATGGGAAGTATTTGGATTTATCGTTGGATAACAACGAGGAGATTAGATCCAATTTAATTCATTTAATTTTAACCAGGAAGGGTAGTAGGTATTATTTACCTGATTTTGGTACTAGGTTATATGAATATTTATTTGAACCGATGGATGGTCCCACCTTTTCGGATATTGAGTCTGAGATTCGTGATTCTGTTGGGGAGTATATTCCAGGTATTACTATCACTAATGTGTCTATTAAACCTGCGGCTGAGGATATGGATGGGAATTATGTTAATGGTGAACAAGACCGTGAGGTTAATGTATCTGGTTTGGGACAATTGGAACATACTGCTAGGGTTAGGATTGACTATATTGTCAACGAGGGGGCGTTTAACGCGAGTGATTTTATCATATTAAATATTTAATTATAATGGCAAACAAGAAGATATCATATACAACTAGGGATTTTCAATCTATAAGGGCTGAATTAATAAATTTCACTAGGACTTATTATCCTGAGTTATTGGACAATTTCAATGATGCGTCCATATTTTCGGTAATGTTGGATTTGAATGCGGCGGTTGCTGATAATTTACAATTTAATATTGATCGTAGTATTCAGGAGACTGTATTACAATATGCTCAACAACCATCATCCATTTATAATATTGCTAGGACTTATGGTCTTAAGATTCCGGGACAACGACCATCTGTTGCGTTGGTTGATTTTTCTATTACTGTTCCCGCGTTTGGTGATAAGGAGGATTTAAGATATTGTGGTATATTAAGACGTGGATCACAGGTATTGGGTGCTGGACAGGTATTTGAGAATGTTAATGATATTGATTTTTCATCCCCATTAAATGCTGAAGGGTTTCCCAATAGGTTAAAAGTTCCCAATTTTGATGCGAATGGTACGTTGATTAATTATACCATTACAAAACGAGAAACGGTGGTTAATGGGTCAACGAAGGTGTTTAAACGAGTTATTAATACTTCAGATGTTAGACCATTTTTTGAAATGTTTTTGCCCGAACAAAATGTTTTGGGTATTACCAGTGTATTATTAAAGGATGGTACACAATATAGTAATGTTCCTTCCGCTCAGGAGTTTTTGGGTGCTGACAATCGTTGGTATGAAGTGAAGGCATTGGCTGAAGATAGGGTGTTTATTGAAGATCCTACTAAGGTATCGGATAAACCAGGTATTAAGGTTGGTAAATATATAACTACTAATAATAAATTCATTACTGAATATACACCTCAAGGATTTATGAAGATAACTTTTGGTGGTGGTAGTCAATCAGCGGATGAACAATTGAGGGAGTTTGCTCGTAATGGGTTTAAATTGGATTTGAATAAGTATTCTAATAATTTCGCATTGGGTAGTGTGTTAAAACCTAATTCAACGTTGTTTATACAATATAGAGTTGGTGGTGGTACTACTAGTAATGTTGGTGTTAATGTTATCACACAAGTTGGTACAGTGTCATTTTTTGTTAATGGACCGTCGGAGAATATAAATAATTCGGTTGTTAATTCATTAAGTTGTAATAACGTGACGGC